ACTGGTATACAGCACGACGGCAGTGGCGGTCTTTCAGTTACTCAGTCAGATATCAATACTGATAACGTCACAGAAGGATCAACCAACATCTTCTTTACTAACGCCCGCGCTCGTGGTGCATTGTCTGCTAGTGGCGACCTCGGTTACAATGCTTCTACTGGTGTCTTCTCCTTCACCGAGCGAACTGATGCTGAGGTAAATGGACTTGCTGATGCTCGTATTGCACTGAATGTTGGCACAAACCTTGATCTGAGCAATCAGGATACTGGTGACCTTGCAGAGGGCACAAACCTCTACTACACCAACGCTCGTGCTGATGCTCGCATTGCACTTCAAGTTGGTGCAAACCTTGATATTAGCAACCAGTCCACAAGCGACCTGTCTGAGGGCACTAACCTCTACTTTACTAACGCTCGTGCTGATGCTAGAGCAGATGCAAGAATTGCTGCTTCAGATACGAATAATCTTAGTGAAGGATCTAATAACCTTTACTACACCGATGCTCGTGCTGACGCTCGTATTGCTAATGCTGCAGGTAACTATGCAACTGCTGCACAAGGCACGCTGGCAGATTCCGCTACACAACCAGGAGATCTGGCAACTGTAGCAACCAGCGGATCTTACAATGATCTGTCTAACTTGCCTACGCTCTTCTCTGGAGCATATGCTGACCTGACTGGTAAACCTACATTATTCTCTGGTGCTTATGCTGACCTGACTGGCAAACCTACATTGGGCACTGCCGCTGCTACTGACAGCACTGCATATGCAACTGCTGCACAGGGTACAAAGGCAGACGCCAATGACACTGACATTGATGACATCTACACCGCTCTCAACGCGATTGGTAATGACGCTTCCGTCACAACTGTGGCACAACTCAAGGCAGCACTTGCCGCTCTCACTCGCTGATAACTAATGGCTAAACCTACTTCTAAAGCAGAATTAAAGGAGTACTGCCTCCGTAGACTGGGTAAACCAGTCTTGGAGATCAATGTCTCCGATGATCAGATCGATGATGCTATCGATTATACCCTGCAGAAATTCCAACAGTTTCACTACGATGGATGTGAAAAGGTTTATCTGAAGCATCAACTTACTCAGGATGATATTGACAGAGCAAAGCTCGTCACTAACACAACTGGTGATGGTGCTAACGCATCTATTTGGTCGGAGTATCGCAGCTACATTGAGATTCCTGAGCACATTCTTTCTGTTGAAGGTCTCTTCGGTTTTACCGACAAGGGCACCAGAAACATGTTTGATATTCGTTATCAGATGAGACTGAATGATTTGTATGACTTTACGTCTACTCAGTTTTATCATTACTATATGATCCAGCAACATCTGGAAACGATTGACTTCTTGCTGGAAGGTATGAAACCAGTTAGATATAGTGCTGTCCAAGACAGACTTTATATTGACTTTGACTGGAAGGCAGATGCTCTGGTTGATCAGTATATTGTTATCAAAGCATATCGTGCTCTGGACCCTGACACATGGACAGAGATTTACGACCAGATGTGGGTCAAAGATTATGCCTCTGCTAAAATTAAAAAGCAATGGGGCACAAACCTCACCAAGTTTACTGGAGTCCAAATGCCAGGTGGCGTGACTCTGAATGGTGAGATGATTTATAACGATGCTGTAGATGAGCTCAAGAATCTAGAAGAGCAACTACGCACCGAATGGGAATTACCACCACTAGACATGATCGGCTGATATGGCAACTAACTCCTACTTTACACAAGGCACAACTGGGGAGCAGGATCTCACAGAGAATCTTGTCATCGAGCAGATCAAGATGTTCGGTAAAGATGTGTACTATATCCCGAGGACGTTGGTCAATGAGGATACTGTTTTTGGAGAGGATAATCTATCAGCATTCAATGGCGCTCATCTTATTGAGGCGTACATCGAAGACGCGAATGGCTTCCGTGGTGATGGAGACATGTTTAGTAAATTCGGAGTCAGAATCTCCGACCAAGTAACGTTTATTATTTCACGGAAAAGGTTTACTGAAGAAGTAGACGACAATGCACAACTTATAGTAGAAGGACGACCAAATGAAGGTGACCTCGTATATTTCCCCCTTGCTAACAAAACTTTTGAAATCCAATTCGTTGAGCACGAAGTACCCTTCTATCAGCTCGGAAAGATTCATGTCTGGGGTTTACGTTGTGAGCTCTTTGAGTACTCTGACGAAGACTTCAATACAGGAGTCGCAGAGGTCGATGCTATCGAGCTCAACTTTGCCAACGCTATCACCGTCACCGTCGCTTCGGGTGGGTCAGGAGACTTTACCGTTGGTGAGACTGTTACGGGCGGTACCACCAACACTACTGCTGATGTGAAGTCTTGGGATTCTGCAACTGGTAGACTCGTTGTTATCAACAGGTCTGGCAGATTTACTATCCCTGAGACTATTACTGGCAATACCTCCAGTGCATCTTGGACGAGTGCAAATTACAACACCCTAAATAATGTGAATACTTCTGACACAATCGATACCAACTGGACCATCGAAACACAGGCAGATGGAATCATCGACTTCACTGAGGGTAATCCCTTTGGTGAGTTTGGTAACTCTGGAGGCACTCTGTAATGCTAGGCACTTACACATATCACGAAATTATTAGAAAGACAGTTGTCGGATTCGGCACACTGTTTAATAACATCGAGCTTCGTCGCACAAAGGGATCGAAGACCGAAGTTATGAAGGTGCCTCTGGCATACGGTCCTAAGCAGAAATTCTTGGCACGTCTCCGCCAAGTCGGTGATCTGACTACACAAGATCAAGCACAGATCACACTTCCTAGAATCTCCTTTGAGATTCAGGGTATCTCATATGATCCCACTAGGAAGTTGTCTCCTATCTCTGCTATCAGAAATACCAAGTCTGATGGTAACGAGGCAAAGTCTTACATGCCTGTGCCATATAATGTTAATTTTGAATTGGCAATTCTGGCAAAGAATCAGGATGACTCTCTACAAATCTTGGAGCAGATTCTTCCTTATTTCCAACCCAGTTTTAATCTCACCATGAATCTGATTCCAGATCTGGGTGAGAAGAGAGACTACCCAGTGACCCTTACGTCAGTGGATTACAGTGATGAATATGAGGGTGACTATGACACACGTCGCACACTTGTATATACGCTGCAATTCGTTGCTAAGACCTACCTGTACGGTCCTGTAAACGACGCAACAGGCGAAGTCATCAAGAAAGTCCAACTGGACTATGCAACCGAGGTAAATCGCACAGCACCTCGCGAAGTGCGCTACACGGTCCAACCAGATCCTCTTACTGCGGATCCTACAGACGATTTCGGATTCAACGAGTTTACATCAGTCTTCGTTGATTCTAAAGATTATAACCCAGTCACAGGACAAGATGAATAATTTTGAAGGTATCGAAGACGCTCTTGATGTTGCTAGTGATATCGTCCCAGCATCAAAACCTGCACCTCCAGTGCCAGTAGAAGAGTTTGCTTCCACAAAAGAGCAACTCAAGAAAGATTATGAATACACAAGAGGCAACCTATACTCTCTCATCGAGAAAGGACAGGAAGCAGTTGACGGTATCCTTGATCTTGCTCAACAGTCTGATCAACCAAGAGCATTTGAAGTTGCTGGTCAGTTGATCAAACACGTTGGTGATGTAGCAGACAAACTCGTAGATCTTCAAAAGAAAGTTAACGAGATTGAAAATCCCAAAAAGTCCAAAGAAGTTAATACCACAAACAATACTATGTTTGTAGGTAGCACAGCAGATCTCGCTAAGTTTCTAAAACAACAACGCGATAAATAGTAATCGTAGGAGTACGTATTAACAATGTCAGTATTAAATGTCCTTGACACCCAAACTATTTCAGGAAGTGGCACTGGCTACGTCGTAGTGAAATCGGGTGTTGTCCGCTGCTATGCAGCATCCGCGTCTTCGATTCAATTTGACGCTGGTCCTGCGATCACTTTGGCAGCAGGTGAAGCATTGCTCCTCTCCGTGGGTAAAGCAAAGAATGCATCTATCAGTGCAGGCACAAACGCTGCTACTAGCGTGTTGACCGTATTGGGTGGTGGCACCCCCGCACACAGGTTTGTCGTTGGCGATTATATTCAGACTGCTGCAAATGGAGACACCGCTTTTACGAGTGATTTTGTTTCTGCAGCATCTGCTGGTAAGAAGGTAACTGCTGTTTCCGATACCACTATCACCACCGATATTGATGCGTCTGGTGCAGGAGGTAACTATGCATTATCTGAAGCCGATGTCATTGCTGGGACCGTCCCAGTATTGCAGCGAGCAGTCAAACTCACCGCTGGATCTGCCGACGTTGTTGTCGAGCAAGTCCAAGTCGTCGGAGGATGACGAATGCCAGCAGTCTCAAGAGCCCAACAAAGATTCTTCGGGATGGTTAGAGCGGCTCAAAAGGGGGATCTCAAATCGCCGTCGCCACAGGTTCAAAGAACTGCTGCCAGCATAAAGAAAAAGGATGCGAAAGATTTTGCATCCACTAAACATAAAGGTTTACCAGAGAAAAAAATGAAATCTTTTTCCGAAATGCAACACATCCCTGAAGAGGGATATGATCACTGGCGTGATAAACAACTTGAGAAGTATGGCTCAGGTTATAGATCTGCAGGCAGTCGCCGCAGTGTTGCAAGGTCTGGTGGGACGCAACCAAAACCCATGCCTAAGAAGAAAGAGGGTGGTGACTCTGCTCTTGACTATGTGAAGAAGTCCATCGAAGCAAAGTATGGCAAGGGTGCCATCATGGATACTTCTAAGAAAAAGAATGAAGAGGTTGTAACTGAGAAGAAGAAAGGTCTCTGGGACAACATTCACGCTAAGAGAAAGCGTGGTGAGAAACCTGCTAAGCCTGGTGACAAAGATTATCCTAAGACTCTCAACGTCGAAGGTTATGATAAACCAGACGAGAAGTTGAAGACTGATCGGGATATGTTTAACATCCCTAAGGAAAAGCAGAATGCTGCAAAGGAGCGTCTTCTCGCTAAAGCAAAAGCAAAGCGTGCAAAACTGAAAGAAGATGTTTGGGATCAGGTTGACATCTTTGCAGAGATGAATGACTGGGAGATCTCACTCCTTAATGATACTATTA